CAACACGAGCCACCGGGGCCGCGACCCAACCAGTATTTACCCTGACACCTAAGCAAGCTGCTCCTGACGCCCCAATGACATGGGTGTGTAAACAGACTGCTGGGCTGGCAGCGCATGTGCCGGCCAATTGCCGATAAGTTGATAATTAAAGGAAACTAAGGAGGCGCTGATTAATTCGTTTTTCGCACCATGGATGCCTTGCAAGCCCTGAGTTATAAAGGGAGGGAGCAATAGCTGGATTTCGAATTAATCAGCGGCCCCCTAAGTTTTTGATTGCTATCGCGGAGGCTGTGACTGTGACTGTGACTGTGAAATACGGAAAATCCATATATTTTGCTCTATATCAATAAGTTACATTAGCTGTCGCGCCGCCACTGACTTGGTGGCGCGCCGCTCCCACACCTAATTGCCGACGGAGTTGATCATAGCATTGGGCATTCGCGACTCTGACAGCATGCGCGACGCGGTAAAACGTCACGAAGTCGCCGTTGATGTCGTTGAGGACTCCGACCGGGGCTGCCTGGGGACGCATGAAGTACAGCGCGGCGCCGCCGGCAAAGACTTCGACATAGCATTCGTGTGGCGGAAAAAGCGGAATGAGGCGGTCGGCCAAGCGGCGTTTGCCGCCCATCCAAGGGATGATGGGTGTGGACATAGATAGCAAGACGATTACTGCATGGATAAACAGGTGACAGGCTCGCCGCGCTTTGTGCACGGAGCAGGAGCCTTGGCTGGACTTGCAGGCAGGATCTGCGGGTACAGCGAGTCAGCTGGATGTTGACGCATCCAACTGACTCGCTTCTTTTAGGGGGCGCTACTTGGCGGGAATCACACACTCCATGGTTGACGACGCCACCTCGCCCGAGCCGATAACATGGGTCACCGATTCGATCTGCCACAGTTGATTGGCACTGGTGCGATGGTTGCGTACGTCCAGTCGGCCCTCGGCCACAATGGACGGCATCAAGGGTCGAACGAGCGACATCGTCGACTTGCCGCGAAGCAGTTTTTTCAGCTGCGCGACCGCCCCTTCCTTGGCGCTTTTCTCGTCGGTGTACGTCTTGCGGATGACATAGCGCGACGGCGCTTCGCCTTCGCTGGGCAACTGTGCAGCGTCGCCCAGCACCGCCACCGCTCCATCGACCAAACCCACCACCACCGGCACCTTGCGCTGTTCGGCCTCGCTGAACCAGTTGGCCAACGCTTGCCCGTAGTCATTGCGATCCTGAATGACCACCCGACCGCTACTGTTCTGCGGGTCATCAATCACCACCGTCTGCAGCGCCTGGCCGCTGACGGTCTTGGCCTCGCCCTTGGGCACCACCACCAGCCGCTCGCCGATGGGCTTGGCCACCGCGTCCAATTCCCGCGCCAGGCGCGTCAGCAAGTTCATGTCGGACTCCGCACGCTGGTCGATGTGCTGGAACAGGTGATCGGCCAACGCCGGCGCCACGGCTGCCTGATAGCCGTTACGTTCCGCGATCTGTGCAACCAACGCCCCGAGGGTGACCTCGTCGTGTGACGCGTCACGTGGCGCCTTGATCGTGCTTTTCATCTTGGCCGCTTTACCATGGATCACCAGGGCCTGATCATCGAGCGGTTCTTCCAGCTCGTCGACCTCATAAAACCCCTTGTACACCAGTGCGTCGGCCTCCCCCATCCAGACCTGCAGGCCGGCGCCGGTCGGCGGCAGTCGAATCAGGTTGTCGCGGTTGTCGAGTTCGATGGCCACGGTATCGCTGGCCTCACCGGCCGAATCCTGCACGGTCAGTTTGATCAAGCGCTTGCGGATCATGCTCGTGATGTCGGCACCGTCGGCGACGATTCGATAGTCAGCTTCCTTCATGGTTTTTCCTTAATCCCAAAGTGACACCTGCCCCGGCGCTTGTGGCGGCGGTAGCGCCGGCAGTTCAATCAATATTCCCTCGGGCAACAGTGGCCCCCGTTCGCACAACCCCGGATTGGCCTCCAGCACCACCTCGGTAGCCCCCGGGCGACCGGCGTAATACTGGTGACAAATCGCGTCGAGCATGTCGCCCGGCTGGGTTCGGTACTGCATGGTTAACTCTCTCCATCTTCGCCATATTCGGATATCACCAGCGTCCCTTTGCGCAGCAATGGCGTGCCATCGCGCATGAAGTTGTCGTCGGTGACGCTCAGGCTTTCGATCACCCACAAGCCCATATCTGCACCTGATTGCGTCAACGCGCCGCTGACCATCACGGCACTGCCCGCGACCATGCGCAGCGGCTTGCCGGCGTCCCCCAGCTCGCGCAAGCGTTCCAGAGCCAGCAGCTCGTCACGGCTGTCAGGGCAGACGGTGATGTCCAAGGTCTTGGTGGTGCTGTCCGGTCCGTGGAACTGTTTGCCGGGCTTGCGCTGGTAACGATCCTTTTTCGCCCAGCGCCAGGCCATTGCCGTCGCCAGGCTTTGATACTCGGCGGTGGCCACGCTGAAGCGAAAAGACCCCAGCGCCATCATTGTTTCGGCCATCGTTGTTCCCTCCTCATCTATCCATTGGGCGGTTTAGCCATCCGCCAGGCGCCCACGCTGTCGGGTGGCCGCCTGACGGTCGCGGGCATCCAGCTCGGCACGAACCTTCTTCGCAATCTCTTCCTCGGACATACCCGGCGCGCCGTGCACGACGATGCCACCGTATTGGTTGACGTTCGCCGGCGGATTCGCGGGGCGCCCTGCAGGCGATGCCACAGAACCCACACCACCGGCGTGCACGACAGGTCCCTCGCCGGGCACCTCGCCTGCACCCGCACCTGCCGCCGTGACCATCGCCGCCGTATTCACCGAGGCGGTCGCGTCATTGATCGTCTGAGTGATGGCGACCGCACCATGACCGAAGAAGCCGCCCACCTTGTCCAGAATCGACATGATCGGCGCCAACACGCTATCGGCCAGCCACTGGGTCGCGCCGCTAAAGACCGCCTTGATTCGATCCCATAACCCCTCAAAAAATGCCACCAAGGGGTCCCAGCACTGCAACAGAAGACCAAGCGGGGTGTAACTCAATAACGTCTTGATCACATCCCAAGCCGCGACAAACACAGCCTTGATTCGCTCCCACAGCCCGCTAAAGAATCCCAGCAGGGGCTCCCATACCTGGATCACGGTCCAGACAAAGGCAAAGTTCATCAGCGCTTTGATGAAGTTCCAAGCCGCCGAGAACACCATGCTGATGCTCGCCCAGATACCGCTGAAAAATGCCTTCAGTGGCTCCCACGCCGGCCTCAATAACCCCAGTGGGGTAAAGGACAACAACGTCTTGATAACATCCCAAGCCACTGAAAATGCCGTCTTGATGCCGTCCCATAGGCGGCCAAAGAACGCCGCCAACGGCTCCCAATAGGCAATCACCAGCGCCACCACGGCGATCAGCGCCAGTATTCCCGCGATCACCAAGCCGACGGGGTTGGCCATCATGGCGGCGTTAAGCGCCCATTGAGCGCCGGTCATGATCGCCGCGCCGACGGCCATGGCCCGGCTGGCCGCACTCATTGCCACCATCGCCACGGTGGCGGCCATGGTGCGCACCCGCGTTACGAGTAACGCCGCCTGAGCGCGCAAGTTGGCCACGGTGAACCACATCAACATGCGCCTGGCCAGCAGCAGGGCATCGGAAAAAAACGCGAAGGAGAAGCGCGCCGCGATGCTGGCCATCTTCAGCGCAATCAGGCCGACGACGGCATACCCCACGACCTGAATCAGAAACGGAAAGCGCTCAGCCAGGCCGGAGACGAACAGGGCGACAGTGCCCAAGGCTCCGGCGACAGCCATCATCGACGGCGCGAAAACCTTGCCGATGGCGGCACTGGCGTTTTGCACGCGCTGGCTCAGCAACCCAAAGGACGAGATAGGGTCGCCCATCATGGCGTTGGCCATATCGTTGGTGGTCGCCATGCCGGTGCGCAGGCTCTCGTCCAGCCCCTCCATGTTGGCTTTGAGCGCATCCACTTCTGGGTAAAGAAGCTTGATCATCGCAACCGCTTCTTTAGTGCCAAATGCTTTTTTCAGTTCCGCTGATTCAATATCGTCAAGAGTTTCGCCGTACTTGCCGCGCAGCTGTTCCAGAATTTCCGGCATCGAGCGCAGCTGGTTGTTAGCGTCTCGAAAGTCGAGGCCCATCGATTCCCCTGCCTCGCCGGCCGATGCCAGGAAGCGCTTGTACTTGGTCGCCGCCTCGGAGCCCGACATAGTCTGCTGCAGCATGCCAAGGATCGACAGCTGCTCGGCAAATGGCACATTGGCCGAGGTGGCCTCAGCGCCCAGCGCTGAAATAGCCGCACTCATTTGCGCTCCGTCCGTTTTAAAGGCACGAACACTGCTCGCAATGCCTGACGAAAAATACTCGCCGAACTTCATGTCGCGCTCTGCAGCACCGAGCGCTTCCCAGCCCTTGATTGTCCCCGCGCCAAACTGCTCGAACTGCTTGCGATAGATGCCGTAGCCCGTGGCAAACAAACCGGTCATCTGCGCCGTATTCGATTTG